CCAATACATCTTACGCGCTCTTTGTCTAGAACACATATCCCGACACATGGGCTTTTAGTCATCAGCAAGCGCCCGGAAACGCGCTGTAAGCCTTTTAGCCCGATTGGGAACCTGGTCAAACCAGCGGCTGTCTTCTGCCTCTGCGGCCACAGTCATCCATTCTTTAGGGTCTTCCATAGCTTCTGCTACTGCTGCCCACATACGTTTAAATTTGCTAAAGCGCGGATAGCCGAGATTGAACGTCATGTTGCACAACGCTAGAGCGGCGTCTGGGTACTTCAGGTCAAGCTCGTTAAAGTCTACCCCGACATTGCTGCACAGGCGGTGACAGTCCTCAATGGTGACGGCAATGTCTAAATTAAACGCCTTGCGAACCCTGTCCTCTGATACCTCAGTGCCAACAGGTTCACCATACTCTGGGTCATGCTCTTTAATTAAATGACCAATTCCAAACGTGGGCAAATGCAAATGATCTAAATAAATCAAATACTTACAGCCCTCGTCTTCCGCGAGTTCTTCTCTTAATTGATCTTTGTTCATTATCTTCTCAACAAATCTGCTGTTGCTCCGCGAATGCCGAGGGCGTCAGCTACAGATGGATCGCTTGCCGCCATTTGCCCTATAGAAAGGGGCGTAAATGATTGCGGCTGAGTTATGTCTACAGATCCCAAACCAGATGACTGCACAGGTGTTGGTGCGGGGCTGGCATACATTGGAAGATCTTTTTGTGGCTGGTTAATTGATGTGTTGTAGGCATCAATTTCTCTATTCATTTGCTCGTTTAAAGCTCTTACTCCAAATTGTCTTGTAGAGTTTATTGTTGCGGCTGTTTTTCCAATTGTATTTCCTATCGCGTTAAGTACGCCACTGACATTGGAAATTGCAGTAGGAGCGCCTTTACCAGCATAATAGTTTATAAGAGTCGGATTAGAAAATACAGTTGCCATACTTTTCATTCTTAAATTTTGCTTAAATGCGCCAACCGGGTCTGATGTTAACTTAGCCGTAACCGCAGCTTGAGCAATAGCTCCCTCTTTCCCTACATCTCCTAAATATATCATTTCATCCGCAAACTTGTTTATGTTGTCATAGACAGGCTTACTTAAAACCTTTTGCAAAACCCCTTGCTTATAATTGCCAAGCTCTTTTTTTAAGGTTAAAGCAGCGGCTGGTGATGTAAAAACATCCTCGTTAACCGCGCTTAATATTTTTTCAATCATTGCTTTTCTTACTTCAAGCAATTCTTGTGGACTTTCTCTAAATACATTTCTTATTTTTTGCCAATCAGACAAAGATGTCTTGTAATTGATTAAACTCGATACAGCCTCATCTGGTTGCAAGTCTCCTTTTGCAAGCTTGTCCATAGCCTTTAGCTTTTGAGCCTGACCAATATCATTGGTTGCTTTAACGAGATCTTGCATTGCATCGACAATAGACCTATCAGCATTTAGCTTCATTATATTTTCAACGCTCTCTTTAGGCGTGTTTTTCACGCTAACTTGAGCTATTGTTTCAGCCAGCTTTTGCACATTACCCCATTCCGCACCAAACAATTCTTTCCCGGTGCTTTTTAATGACATTATTTGATTACGAAACAACGCGCCATTAAAATTATTTGGGTTCATCATGTCAACGCCAGTTCTTGACATTGCATCGTCAAGAAAAGATCTAGCTAATTGAGAGCGTACAAGTTCACGATCATCAACAGCGTTCAACACAGCCTTTAATCTTTCAGGTGAATCTTTACGAACAATTTTTGTAAAGAATTGATCAGCATTAAACTTACCATCTTGTTTAATTGATTGTTTAATGTCACGAACAATTCCAAATGTGCGCAAGTCATCAAATTTTTTCATTCCTTGGGCGTAATTAGCAAACGCTACATCTCTTTGTTTATTAATTGAATTTGCAAGAGTACGCTGACTTCCTGAAAGACCTTTTAAGTTTTTTGTAAGATAGTCTGCTGATATTGCTGAATCAAAAGCATCGCGTAACTTGAACAGTTGTTCGGTTGCTGCGGGGCCTAAATTTTTTTCAAACAAGGCATCGTTGACAAGTTTTCTTTGCGTTGCTATTTGTGCAAAAGACGCCTTGCCGGTCTTATTAAGATCGTCTATTCCCTTTAAAGCAATTTGAACTTCTGCTGGCAAAACTTTTGCGGACCCAGTTGCTTCAATGAGATCATTTGCTGCCTGCTTTAAAATATCTGTTGGAACAATTCTTGTTTTTCCGTTCACGGTAATGGCATCAGATATTTGTGAAGACTCAAGACGCCCCACCATATCGTCAAGAATTTTAAACTCTCCGACAGCTACATCTTGAAAGTTCTTAAAAGATGAGTGTATTGCGTTCAGCGTTTCATTATTAATACTAAATCCTTCATCAACAGAACGCTCTACAAGATCAATGCTTTCCTGCACGGTCTTCATAGCAGCCCTTTGAGCCGCTGTTTGTTTTGCTTGAAGTTCTGCGAATTTTTTTGTACCAACATTTATAAACGCTTCCCCGGCTTCGTCAGTGCCAAATATTTTTAGCTGTTGCAAAAAAGCGTCTTTTTCAGCAATGGCAACTGATGTATTGTTTACAATATCGGAAACGTCTCCTGTAGCGCCCTTCGCAAACTTAGCTCCCTTTGCTAAAATTGTTGGTGCGCCGAGCCTTTCAAGGCTTGGCTTATACCCCCTGCCCACGAGATCAGCCCCCATTTCTGGACTTATAGACTCGCCACGAGAAGTCAACCTTTTTGCACCGCCGCCAACAACCGCTTTCCCTGCTCTCCAAAGACCAACGGTAGCAAGATCTAAAACACCTGCTAATGCAGCCTCTTGACCCATATCAACTAAAACTTCAGGAAGTGATTGTTTTTGTATACCAAGAGCTTCCTCAATAAGCTCCTCTAAACCCTGACCAGCAGCGGCACCAGCAGCAGCGCCCGCCGCTCCGGTAAACAAACTTCCAAACCCAAGACCAGCGCCAGTGCCTAGAACCCCGCCAATAACAGAACCTATGGTTTCCGGCAAAATTCCCGCAAGGTCTGCTAAGTCACCTAACGAAAATCCCTCATCTTCAATAACAATATTTTTTTCGGAGGGAGACATCCCCCTTATTTCTTGACCAATAGACGTTAAAGCAAGTCGGCCTTGGCTGTCTCTTGTATATCCTTCTTTTCCTACCAGCTTTTGAAGAATGCCTTCACGTTCAGATTCTGTTTCACCAAATGAAATTTGCGCTCTTAATGCTGAATCAGCCCCAGTTTCGTAGTCGAAGCCTTCTGTTTCATTGGCTTTTTTAACAGCGCCCATGAGTTCGTCAAATGACGAAAATCCAACAACATTAGGTTGTTGCGAAGTAAACTGTGATTCAATTTCATTAAGCTCTTCAGTGGTCGGCTTGTCACCAGCAACTTCAAACTTCTTTACACCAGCAGGTGTTTCAATTTGAACAATACCCATAATTACCCCTGTTTAGAAGCTTTGCGATAAACCCCGTCCTCACCCTCTGTCCAACCCCCTGAATTAGCGGATGTTGTCTGTCCAGAATCAACCTGTACCCCATACTTTTTTAGTGTTTCAAAAGAGTTCGCTATGTTTTCCTTGCCTTTGGTTATTACTAAACCATATATTTCTCTTAGCTTGTCTTTAAGCAAGCCTTCGTCAGCGTTATCCCAGTCAATCTTTCCAACAATGTCTCTAACAAGCTGCCTATCAACATCTGAAAGAGTCTTTCCAGCCTCGCCAAGAATATTCGCAGTTTCACTGACCTCAATTGTTTTCAACAAATATTTAAGCTGCTCAAGCGGTGTACCTTGTTCTGTAACATTAATACCAAAATCACGCCCAAACTGCACAACACTGTACCCGACTTGCGACAGTCTATCTATATCTGTTTTGTTAAGCAGATCAGCTATTTTTACAAATTTCTTTTCCTCTTTAAGCAAGCCATTTTGGGCAGAGGTTATTCTTTGAAGAACAGCTTCTGGGCTTTCTGCAAGAACATTATTACCTTTGTTGTTAGAGTTTGGATTGCCGTAAAAAATATCAACCTTTGCCCAATCAGGAACCTCTTCGTCTGAACCAAAAAGACTTATTGTTTGGGGGGTTTCTAAATAAGATTTAATATCCTTCCCTTTGTTAGCTGCCTTAATCACCTCGCTAACAACAGACTCATAACGATCTGCTGGAATAATGTCGTACTGTTGATTAAATTCTGAATTTTGATCAAGAGAGTTAAGTTCGTAATCGTTTAAGCGTTCTAAACGGCCCTTTCCTGATTGGACGGCTTGTAAGAACCCACTAGCAGAGTTTGATGCCCCAGCAGGAATGATGTAGTAGCCTTTGCGATTCATGGCAGCGGCTTTATCTTCTTTTTTACGGCTAATTGCGTACTCTCCTGCTTTGGCCCTCATAGCCATCGCCTCTTTCCTTGCGGCCTCCATAGCAGGTAATGCCTTTTCACCAGCCTCACCAACTGACGAAAGCATTTTACCAACATCGAAGCCCTTGCCAGCCTTGTTCTGCATAAGGGCTAGACCGAATGCCATGAGTGCTGTCTTGTTGTCTGGCTCTCCAGATACATCAAGTCCAGTCGCTTCGCCAAATTCCTTTATGTATTCTGCATAATCTTTTGGCGCAACGCCCGGTCTTGCGGCTTTTAAATACTCATCAAGCGCATTAACAGTGGCTTGTTTTGCTGGGTTGTCGGCTCCTTTTACTGCACTTGACTCCGTTTGTGACTTTGCTCCGCCAGAAAGCTCTCCAGTGGTAAGTTCTTGTGGCACCTCTTGTTGATCTGAAGCCTGCAATGCTTGAAGTGAATCTGTTCTAGTTGGAAATTGTTCGCGTTTCATTCCGCCTAAAATTTGACCCATAGCGTCAGCAGTCATGCCGCCAGACATTTCTTGATCATAAGAAAGCTCGTCAGGTTCAAATATATTGCCAAGGTCTGAGACTTCAGCGCCAGCATCTTCTGGTTGTGCAAAAAATGAACTGCTTCCGTCCATGCCTGCTCCAGCTAAATTAGGGTTTATTGAGCCAGTCCCGCTTGAAAGGCTTTGAAGAGCCTCAAGAACACCTGATTGAGCTGTCTTGCGAGCATCAATAGCCTCTTGCTGAGTAGGATACATATTAAACAATTGACCCAGCAAACCACCACTAGAAGCGTCTCTGCGAAACGCCGCTTCGTTTGCATCACCTTGCAAAGATGGCGCTCTAATTGCCCCTAAACCGGAGCCTAAAGGTAGTGTTTGATTCTGAGCCATTTATATACCCCTATGCGCTGCCAGTTGGCTTAATACCTTGCAGGGCTGTATATGCACCAACGCCTGCTAAGAAAGGATTGGTGTCTGGTGTTGTTGCTGACTTGAATGTTGATGACAATCCTGCACTTGGGATGCCCTTGAGCAAAGACTGACCCATTTCAAGTCGTGTAAACGGCTCTTGAGCAGTCTGCAACTGGTTTTGGCGCTGTGCCTCAAGCTGCTGTTGCTGAAGGCTGCGACCAATATCACCAAGCTGTGTAAGCATGCCAAGGTCAGCGCGGCCAAGCTCAGACTGTACGCGGCCAATATCAGCGGTTGTACCAGCAAGCTGTCCGTATGCCTGCCCCAGTCCGCCCATAAGCTGTCCTGCTTTTTGAGATCTTGCAATAGCCTCTGCATAGTCACTAGGCAATCCAGCCAATGAGGTTCCAAGCCTGCCCATAAGTTCTGATCCAGAAAGGGAGCGTTTTTGCTGGTCTTCAAAGGCTTGTTGCGCTCTTCTAGCGGCATCTGCATATCCTGTTGAGCGCAACTGAGCGGCGGTTCTTGCCTGCTGATCCATTGTCGCCCTGCCAAGTTCAGCTTGAGCCACGCCCTGTCTAGCGCCACCAAAAGCTCCAGATCCTACTGCTTTTGCGCCAAGATTTTGTTCTTGTATTTTGCCTTGACGAGCAATGTCTTGCATCGCTTGGTCAATAACATCTTGTTGATATGGGTCCATATAAGCTGAAATGGATGTTGGCGAAAAGCCCATCATGCCAGAACCAACAGAGCCAAGACCCTGACCAATTGCTCCAGAAGCCTGCAACTGACGAAGGCGAGCAAGTGGATCACTAAATCTTGCAGCGCCACTTATTGGGTCCATAATTGTATTAAGTCCGCCAGAAAGCGCGGCCTGTCCGCCAAGAGTTTGTCCGGCGGCTCCTAGCGTAAAGGGAGCATAAGACCCAATCATTCCCGGAGCCATATTAAGAGCCTGCTGCTGAAGTGGGTCAAGCCCAGCTACTTGCTGTTGTGGAAGCGATATAGGTTTGTCAAGAAGTCCGGGCGCTGTTTGCGCTCCAGAGTCGTCAAATTCACCAAATGCTGTACCAAGAAGGCGCTGTTCCAGACCTTCCAAATAAGGGGCTAATCGTTGGATATTTTCTTGCGTGACTACAGCCATTAGGCCATCCTTTCAAACTTATCCATCATACTATACATGCGATTGATGCCTTGCTGAACATCACCGCCACCAGCGCCCTCTACTGCGTCACGGGTCATTACGAATTCACCAGCAGTCAACATGGCCGGAACATCATCTTGAGTTCCTGAACCCTCATTAGGGTCAATCCCACCATCACGGCGCGGATACTGTGCTAAACCGCCTTGATTGTAGTTAATCCCACCCAGTCTTCCATATTGCTTTCCGCCTGCATATGGCCTTTTTTCCCAAGAGCTTCTTGTGTCTTCTTCTTCATCGCCAGACAAAAGTTGCGCCAGCAATCCAGCGGCAGCGCCCTCACCAAGTTGAGTATTAAGAATTTTAAACAACATGTTATCACCGCCCATACCAAGGCCCTGCAACAATTCAGCAGACATGGTTTTTGCTGCAACTGGGTTAATTGCTTGACTTGCGCCAGTGCCAGCGGCCTGTGCGGCTCTTGCAGCCTGTGCGGCGGCACTTGGAGATTGAGACCCCCTCATTGGCGTAAATGGAGCATTTACCGCTTCCATACCCGCAGCGCCTTGATTGGCGGCTTGCCCGGCTTGACCAAACATCGTTTGTCCAATGCCGCCTAACAACGCTGATTTAAGTGCGTCTTTGGGCTTCTGACCAGTCAGCAGGCCAATACCGCCAGAAAGCAAAGCGTTCTGTATAGCTGGGTTTTGAGTAATCCCCCCAAACAAACCGCCAGCAGCAGGGCCTAAAAAGCTACTTGCCACAACGGGCAAAGCTATTTTTGCTATATCATCTAAAAAACCCATAACTACAATCCTTATTAAACACGAACAATTATACAGGAAATTCGTGCTATGTCACTATCTTCACTGTTCCTGCATCATTCCACAGTGAACCTACTTCCAACCCTGTTGGGCTAGTGGGCAAATCCGTTAATGTAAGCTTTGTTCCACGCATTTCGCCCGGATTACGTTCTTGCTGGATGTAGTTATCCAACGCTCTTACTAGATCTTCCATATAAGCCCTAGTGTATTCTTCTGGAGCCTCGGGAAGTCTTGGTGGTGGCAGGGCGCGAGATGACATTAGCGCCTCCCATCCTGACGGATATCTACACGCGGACTACCTAGTTTCCACCTAACACCAGAGCCTGACGAGTCAAGTCGAAAAGCAAAAGATCTTCCTCTAGCTCTTATGTCTAGATTCTCTGTAAACTGCTCTACTGGTGCAGTGGCAGTTCTTGTTGCTGTCTTTGTGTCTGTTTGTAGGTAATTTCCACCCGGATAGTTTCTTGCCTTAATAGTAAAGTCCACCGCTGGATTGATAGATGTAGACCCCTCAAACTTAACATCTGGAATAATTCTTTTTAGGAACGTAAACCGCTCCCCGTCCCCAACATCCATTTGACTCGATTCGATGAAAGACTCCATAGCCGCGCCATCGTCATCTTGTCCAATCTCGTGGTTGTAAAGATAATTTCCACCAGCCGCGATAGGGTATTGACGAATACCGCGATCAAGCCACGCGCTTCTGCTCAGTGTTCCATAGTACCAGACTTTTTCCAGATAATTGTATATTACATATCTGTCGTTTTCTTCAGAACTTGCAGAAGGATAAAACCAAACAACCTCCCCCCACTGTGAGTTTACGCCTGAAACAACTTTTTCGGACTGTTCTTTATTAAAGTCAGTAAACACATAGTCTCGCACTGTACAAGGTAGCTGTGTAGTCTGACCGGCATATACATAAAAATTGTCAATGCCCATCCAGAAAACATAATCCTCAGTCGCTACCGCAGCTTTTGGCCCTATAATTGTGATGTTTGAAGCAAGCTGCTGCAAGCCGAATGTAAATGGAGGCCCAATAAAGCGCAGTGAGTGAAGTGATTTATCGGTCCAAACCAGAACCTCACGCTTTGTTTCCACTGCCTGAACAAACGTAGACCCAGAGCCAAGGCGCAAGTCACCCGCTGTATTAGTCGCTGTTGCCGTCCAGTCGGTAATTGATTCTTGGTCAGAAAAGCGGATCAACAAGTTATCTTGATCTGTGCCGCCCTGTGCGTTACAGCCAAAAGCTATAACATGTCTATCCAAATCAGAAACCAAAACCTGCTTTGCAATAATCGGCGTGTTGGAAGCCCCAGATAAAGTTCCGATTTCTACAGCCCTTGAAGCTAGGCTGTTTGTTTTGTCCCAATAATAGATACCGCCATCACGCGGGTTAATAATTAAATCTTCACCAAAGTTATCATGCGACCAAAGACGAAGCTCCGATACTGGTATAATACCACCAGCAGCAGATGAACCCCACCCAGTGAAATCTAGGTTAGGATCGGAGTTTCCAATAGCAAGAAACACAGTTGATGCGTTTGCGTGGCTGTCAGCGGATGTTCCATTTACACCTCTTGTCAGGCCGGTTAAGTCATTTCCAGATTTACCAGAATATGTGATTAGCTCTCGGTCAATCAAGATTGTACCAGTGGACGGAAACGGACTTGCGTTAAGAACCGTAAGCGTGGTGTCTACTGCCGAAAATGTACCGCCTTCATTTACGATTGTTTGCAAGCCACCAAGAGTACGCCCGCCATAGAGACCTGCGCCCCAACCTGTGCCACCAACAGTAGTGTTTAGACCTGTGTTTATTTGGTAGCTGCCAACAACGCTTGCTCCACCATTGCCTGTGTCAGAAGCATTGGCGGGGATAATTGTTGTTATTGTGTATGTATTACTGTCAATAACAGTGTCGATTTGATGTTCAGTGTTAAGAACAACGGCAGAGATTGAACCGCCCAGACTAGCAGCGCCGCTAAAAGTAACAAAGTCACCAGCTACAGCGCCGTGAGCTATGTCTGTTACGGTGATTGTTGTTGATCCATTGGTGGCAGAAAAAGTTACAGCACCCGCCGCAGTGGTAATGCGGATGGGGGTAATATCGAAGAAAGCCTCACCCTCCTCGATGTAGTATTTAACCGTAGTGCCAACACCCATAAAGTTGGAGCCATCTATCGCCACCCAGTTATGAAGCCGCCTAGCAATGCCAATAAAACTATTGTTACTATACTTTTGCCAACCGCCAATTTTTTCTGGATAGCCAAGATGAAATCTGATTTTGTCCCCATCAAACCAGCCGCCCTCGTTTGAATACGAGGTGTATTCTCTGTTGACGCCGGGTCTAAATTGTAGCTTTGTTAATGGCATGTATCACCTACGATGGCTGCGTTATGGTGGTGCTGGTGCTATAGAATGTGCCTGTCATAATTTCAGACCCTTTAGCGTAACCGGATGGGTTCTTTAATCTAAAGCCAAACCACTTGTATCCTGCTGTCCTAGCAGCAGACACATTATTTGTAACAAGGTTAACAATTCCTTGATTGTAAATACCG